TAAAGCTCCTCTAATGGTGCGTCCCAGTAATAATAGAGGTCGGGTCGATAGTTAGCATGATCTTTGGATTCTTCCAAAGTCCTGTCCTGATCATCAAAATTTCCGCAAGAGTCGCAATATGCCATTAGCTATGATCTCCGTAAAGGTCGTTCATAGTGTCTCTGACTCTCTCACGGTCTAGAGAGTCACCATCTCCCCAAGTAATGACATCATTACATGCGTCGAGGTACATGAGTGTAGCATATGCTACCTGCTCACGTGTCCTGCCTTGGTCATATAGACCACCGATCCCGTAGAAATCGAGACAGTATTCAATAAATTCGTTGAAGTTTTTCATATTATTAATATAGCATGCTGTGCAGCATATGGTGCATGGAGTGTGCCACTTTTATTAGTGCACACTATCACTTGTATTAGTCAGGGCTAGGGACTATTATAGAGATATCAATAACGAGGTAAACCTTGGAAACAACCACACTAACAGTTGGCAGAAACATCGGAAACGAGGGAACTGTAACCAATCAAATGTTAGAACAGTTTATTAAAGACGAAGTTCTTACACGTCTTGAGTATGCCACAATCACACACGGTATGGGCATTTACAAAGGAACAATGGAAGCAATAGTTTGTTTCTCTGTTACTGGTAGACAGTATGAGGACGCATTATTTGAGGTTGGTGAAGCATACAAAAAAGCATTTCGTCAAGACTCTGTAATGTATTCATGTGACATGAGGGAGGTTTCATTCAAATGAAATATTTTGTAACTAAAGTCCACTTCGCATTTGATGAGGAGTGGATTTCCAAAGAGGATCGCGAAAACATCACCGAGGATCATTGGGGACTATGGGAAGCAGACAACCTACAAGATCTTTGCGAGAAACTCACAGAGAGCAGCGGGTGGTTAGTAAATGATTTACATTTTAGTGTGAAACCATGAACCAGTATAGAATCCAATGCTCAGAGGTGAATTACTTCACCGTGCTAGTCGAAGCAGAAACAATGCACGAAGCCGAAGAGCTCCTGCATAAGAATGTAAATGCATACGATGTTGAGGACGAATATGCAGGCGAATGGGTCATAGAGGACATAGAGGAATTATGAGCTCTACCTCCATTATAACAAGGACCATGCCTTTTTTAGGCTTAGTGTGTGCCACTATTATTAGTGTCCATTTTGCCCCTATATTATCACCGATTGGTGCTAATATTATAATATAACAATCAAAGGAGTTTATGCCTAATCATTGTCACAACAGAGTAGAATTCTACTCAGAGGATACAACAGCAATTCTCAAGTTACACTCTATTTTTAATAAGGGTCTAGCAGATGAACTCAAAGAACCAGTTGACACAGTGTTTGGATCATTCATACCCGAACCGAACTGGGCAGAAGTGCCACTTGCTGAGTCTGATGTTAAAGAGTATTCATTCTCTAATCCTAGAGGTGAGGTAGGGGAACTACCAGTGTATAAGGACAAAGGATTTGGCAGGGGTTTATATTTCCCTAGCACTGATGTAAACGACGACAGATGGTATAACTGGCGTTGTCACAACTGGGGTACGAAGTGGGATTGCTACGACCTAGAAATTGAAGACGACGACATGCCACATGGATTCCGAGTTACATTTAATACCGCATGGTCGCCACCAGAGGAGATTTGCTACGCAATCCGTGACCAGTTCGACGACTTGTCGGTATCATGGTTCTATGATGAACCAGGTTGTGAAGTAGCAGGGTATCTATAAATGGATAGAGAACTACTACTAGAACTCAAAGAGTTCTTAACAGAGAGAATGGTGGACAATATGTCCACCAAAGACCTAGAGGAGTATGTATCAAACGACTTGTTTAATTACTTCGATAAACTGGGTGAGCATGAGTTTATAGAAGAAGCTCGAAACTATTGGGACGATTCCTATGATGAAGTGGTGGAAGAGATTAAGGACTATATGAAGTGCGACTTCAAACGTCCACCAGGAAATACAGTTCGCCACCCATAGAAATGAGCTCTACCTTCATTATAGCATTGAGCTCTGGAATTTTAAGCTTCCATTGTGCCACTTTTATTTCTGTCCTTTTTTGTCCCCATTATGTGTAGTCCCCTTTATAATAGAAGAGTAACAAACAAGAAAACTATGTTTGACTCTCAACTAAGACCTTACTTCGATGGTCGCGTACTTGCTAATGAAACAGCAATGAACGACCCCGCAGTTATTGCCACTCTTAAGAGTATGGCAAAGCGAAACTTTGAACCCCAAAGAATTAACAACTATGGGGTATGGTACATCTCAGACAGGCACTAATCATGAGTTATACACCAAACGAAATCGCATTGCTCACATTCATTAAGAGAGTGAATGAAACATTCTCTTATTTCGGAGAGGATGGGGCAGACTATGTGTCAGCAGAGGACATGGATTACTTCAAGGAAATATGTCTAGAGTTTAGGAGGTCTGTGACATGACCGCCAAACGAGCCGCCCAGACCCTCGCGGTCTGGTGTGACAATATTATTTGTGTCACAATCAATGCCATTTTTTCAAAGAAATTATGGCATAATAGTATTATACAAACAAAGGAGTTAACTTCTATGACTACATGGGCAATCCAACCTTCACACTGGGGAAACCAAGTTTTAATCGGTGCTGAGTTCAGAAATGATTTTCATCAGGCAGAGGACACAGCATTAGACATGGCGACAGAGTACATGGAAAAGATTTGTATTTTCAAGGTCGGCACCAAGGCAGACATTAAATGGATGGAGGTTAACTAATGTCAAGAGTCAACGTTGATAAACTCTATGAGGATTTCACTGAGTTAGGTTGGGACTATTCATGCGGTAGAATGTCCCGCAGTGCTATGGCATACTATGACGCAATCGCTCGTAACCTAGGCATTCTTAAAGAGAATGAACACTGGAACGAAGATGTTTATTCTGACGCTAAGGGGGATTGGTAAATGGTTAACTGGGAAAGAACGCTAACAATGACAGAGGGCGAAGAGTCTGCCCTCGTCACTATGGCAAGGTTTTTTATAGAGAACGGGTGGATAGATGACGAATCACAAAACGATTTCGATTCTTTAATTGAGAAGATTTGCGAACCCGCTCCGTGGGACTATGATCCTATCGAGTCTAAGTAACGAATTGTTACGATCCGCAGATAACCCCCCCGTTTATATACAGTACGTACTATAATAGGGTTATACACAGTTAATTAATCATTATGAACAATTCAGATTTCAAAGAGTTTTATCCACAGTTAGATCAGAAAGGATATACACAGAGTGAGTGTACAACCACACTCACACGTAAGGTGGGCGGTGAGTTAACCGCTGACCCTATACTAGAAGATGGTAGCAACTGCTACTGGTTCGACCAGTGGGTTAAGCGTAACCCATATGATACATATCAAGATTATCTTGAGAGACTAAACGACGGACTTAACGGAGGTTTCTAATCATGTTCTTTAATCATGTTGAACTACATAAGTATGACCTAACTAATAAGGGCATCTCTCAGGCATGCTATGACGAACTAACTATACAGTTAGCAGATGCCAAGAACGCACTAACAGAAGAGCAATTATGGGTTCTTGCTGATGACATGCGTGAGAAGTTCAAAGACTACATGCGACCCCTATTCCATTAGGGATCGCAGTTGGCAGTCGTCGGGGGTTCGCCCCCGCCCCGCCTATAATAAAAGAGTCCCATCGCTCTAACCTACAAAAGTGGGTACGTGCGTTTTAAAAATATTTAAAAATTTTTTCTGAGGTAAAACCCCCCATGGCAGTTTACAAAGACTATGAGATACGAATTAACTTAAACGAGCTCGTAGAAAATATGATACCTGTATGTGATGTACTACATCCTGATCACTGCTTAACTGTAGAACAGGTCGACCAGATCGCACATGGTCTCAGAGAGGACTTAGATTTGTCGCCCCTGTACGAACAGGCAGAGGCAGAAATCAAACGCTACTGCGAGAAACTCAAAGTAGAACTTCCCGAATCATCTTACAAACCTTCTTATCATCAATGATTGGATCTGAAATGTACGCTATCAGAGATCTGCTAGCATCCTGCCCCCCTGTGTATACACTGCCAGGTACTTGGACGAAGTGTAACGCTATCATT